TAGCAGGTAGGCAGAGCTGCAGCCACCGAGGCCGGACCAAGGGCATGGGTAATATCAATACAGTGCCAAGAAGGATGCCGAGCCTCGCAGTTCATAAAGGCGTAACCCGAACCCATATCGGCACGGACCTTAATCAGCGTAGTAGCCTTATCAGGAGCCGAGTAGTCTGGACCATAGAAGGCACCAGTCATAGGCCTGATCTGAATACCATACATGATAATATTGCTGCCGCCAGCAATGTTGATACAGCCATTAAGACGATCACACCAGAACGTGACATTACCGCCCGGAGCATAGAACGTAATGTTACTCGTAGCAACGACAAAGTCCGTCAGAAGCTGAATATCAATCTTACCAACAGGATCGAAGATGATGTTGCCACCACCTGCATTCTTTACCTGTTCGTAGCACCAACCAAAACTATACTGCTGTGTAATATCGAGATTACCGCTATTGCAATAGAATTTGCTCTTGCCGTAGCCGCCATTAACAGCAGCAACCTCAGGACCAGCATAGCCTACAATTTGATCCTTTAGTAGGTCAACCAACTGATAGGCGTAGGCGGTGCTCCGAATGATGTACTTAGCACCGTAGTTAAGCGGATGCGGAACACTTGCTAGCGTACCACCATCTGTAACACCGATAAGGCTAAGGCCTGTACTAGACCTAAGATCGGACCTAAGGGTAGTATCAATACCGGCGCTTAGTGCATTAAGATCGGCCCTAAGGCTGGCAATAGCAGCAGCAAAGCTGTCTCCGCCATAACTACCACCATAACTGACGTAGTTACCTGCTCCGATTTCATCGGCAGTGTAAGGAGACGCTCCGTAGGGATACCTATCTGCAGCTGTCCAAGGAAGGTTGATTAGGCCGGTTTCAGACCGAGTCTGTACTTTGTTATGATACCTAGCCCTTAACTGGGTCTTGGCTCGACGGAACACCTCGGCTGACTGTGCATCCATTGCCTTGCCGTAGGCAGGGTTGATACGCATAGCAAGCATGGTGATGAAGAACTCATCGAACTCTTCCGGGAAAGGGAACAACTGACCAGCACTAGTGAGCGGAGTGTATTTGATCCACTGTCCTAGGTCGTCCCGATACATATACTCGGCATCAAATGCCTCAGTAGTTAGGGTGATACTCTCAACACCATCGATTAGTTTGCCGTTACCGTAAACAGTAAGACCATAAGTATCGAAGTTACGTGAGGCGTCGATAATACCGAAACGCTCGCCCGGGTAAGGGACAGGGTTAAGATAAATCGTCTGATTAGACGAGAGGTTGCAGACCAATCGTTTGTTAGGTGCTAGTATCCACTGCTGAGGCTGAGGATAAGTAACAAGGTCAACGCCAACATTAGTACCACCAAACGGTTGTGAGGTGAGATTTTCTCCCACCTCGTTCCCAAAGACAGACTTGATAATACGATTCAAGTACCTGAACGCCTCAGACTGCTGTTCGGCAGTTACCGAGCCATTGATAGGAATCAGGTTACTTTGTCGAAAAGCATCTTGGATGATTTCAGATACAAGAGTCATTTAGAATCCTTAAATGTGAGGTGCAAATACTGCAAACAACATATCAGAGTACAGAGACGAGCCCGTAGCTACCATGTTAGCAACTGCCCTGTTAGCGACTGCAGAGCTTGCCCACGTACACGTAGGAGCAGCTGAAGTGCCACCAAGAGTAGGCGTTACTGCCAGCGTAGTAGCCGTACCGCTAATACTGCCTAGGTTGTCAGCAGCCAGATAAGAACGGTTACCGTTAGTCAGACCACCAGCAAATGTCATACCACCAATGACAATACCGTTAGCAGGAACCAGAATATTGATACCTGCCGGAGAAGCACCGAACGTGGTGTTCTCAGATACGTCATAGTCGTAGACCATCAGACGATTATTAGCCGAAGAGCAGAGGCCGCCCTCATAGGTGTAGACAGTAGCTGCAGCACAGTTCATTGTACCACCAAACGTAACTACAACGTCAACGTTAGTAGCCGTACCAATCACAGCCTGATAAATGTAGACATGACTGCCGGTAGCATTACCAGTATTCTGTCCGACCTTGGCAGCAACCTGCGTAGCCGTTACACCGCCAATAGTAACACTACTGATAGTACGAGCCGAGCTAGAAGCAGTCGCCGAGATAACAGCGACAGCAACACGGTCCGTCTTAACACTAGCAGCAGCAGCGCCCGGAGACAGCGTGAAGCTGGCACCAGCCGTACCACTTGCAGCCGTACCCACATAAAGAGGATTAGGCGTAGTAGCAGTATTATTTAGGAAGGTTCCCGGATTGACCGTTATATCGTAATAACGATCCATAGTCACGCCCGGATTAGCCCTCAGGGTAAACGTGGCCTTTACTGCCGAGGTGTAGGTAGTAGCACTAGCCACAATAGGCATCATCGCCTGACCTGCTTGAATGTTGCGTCCAAACTTCTGAAGCTGTCGACTAGAGAAGGAAGGAACCGTAACAGCACTACCTGAAGTTGGGATATAGCCCGAGGCCGAGGCAGCCTGTTCCAACTGCCACCCTATGACGTAGAAGTCGGTCGCCAGCGTGTTCGTTTGGAGACGCGTAGCCGACGACAGCGAGATAAAAGCTACGGTCCCTGCGTTGGCGGAGGAGGTCGCATTGGCGGTCGCTGTGAAGGTGATGCGATACCAACCGCCGGTCCCCGGCGTGATGGTAGCTGTGCCGCCGGCAGTAGCCGTAACGGTCCCCGCCGATAGGTCAAAGTTTGCGTACTGTGCGACGCCGAATGAAGATCCCGGTCCGGTCAGCTGAACTAGGCTTTGGGTTCCGGCCTTGACATAGCACGAGAAGGTGTACGCCAGCCCCGTCGTGTATGAAATCGCGGTGCCACCGGCGCTAATGTAGTGTGCGCCGCTCGCCCCGTTGGAGGTAAGCAGAAGCGCAGTGCTTGTGCCGAATGGATCTGCATTCGCGGTGGAAGTCTTCGTTGCAAGGGCAGCGCCCCAGTTGGCGTCTGCTGTATTCTGCGACTGGACGCATAGGTTCGTCCGCTGAGGCGAGCCTACCAGAGTAAGATCAGCAATATGGAAGCCCGGGGGCAGATTATGCTGAAGATCAAGCCAGCCAAGGCTAGTACCCTGAGTAGTGTCGCTTGCAGCCGTCAGACCAGTGATATTGGTATCGGCATCATTCTTAAGAGTGAAGCCAGTAATATCCGAGACAACCGGAGTACGTTCACCGCTATAACCCGGCGAGGTATAGTCAGTAGGCACAGCCGTTTGACCAGTCATCGAGATAGCAGAGCCAACCGTCAAAGACTTGTTGATGTTGTACGTGCCAGTACCACCAGTACCAGTGCCAAGGCTAGTGATCATGAACGGCTCAGTGAGGTCGCCAAAATTGACGCCATCAACCGTCATGCCGACGACAATAGTGCCAGAAGTTACCGAGGCTACCGTCAGGACAGTACCTGAGATAGTGCCAGTGAAAGCGGCATTATTAGAAGGAGTCCAGAAACGTGCCCCATACAGGACGTTGCTAGGAGCAGGTCCAGTCGTAATGATGCCACGGAAGCCGGGAAGCTTAATGGAATCGTCAAACCTAACAGCAACACGAGTATTGCCATCCACAGTAGCCGTAGTTGAGACGGCACCGCGAGGCTGGCCCAGCAAAGGACTACCAGCAGTAGAGACTGTTACGTTGTCAGGATAGAACTTGGTGATCAGGTTCTGCCCGGTACGAATCTGAGGATACACATCTTTAAACTCAGTCGTGATGCCGTTCTGAGGCGAAGACGTAGTGAACCAGCCCGTATAAGAACCACTGTCCTGAACCAGAGCAAAGCTAGTATCCGTGATCCAGTTCTCGTTAGAGATAAAGATATCGAAGAGGGCAGTGCTGGAGTTACGAGCAATACCGCCCGGCTGATAGCAGCCCGTGTAGGTGTTGTTGTGTCGATACAGACCGCCAAAGAGTTTATCCTTGTCGATCTGGAAGCCATCAACGTGCTCGCCCGGAACGCCACTAGTAATACCAATAACACCGATACCAGCATCTGCAGAACCGCTTGTAGGCGGAGCAGTATTGGCACTATCCGGAGTAAGCTTAAGTGTAATCTTGCCGGCACTCGGAGTGTTGTAGGCCACAGAGACGGGAACATAGTTGCCGTTGAAGCCGGTATTGAAAGGCTGGCGAACACCTGCAACCTTGCAGCCATTAAAAGAAATGCTATAGGGCCAGCACTTGAGATTGGTATAGGTAGCGGTCTTAGGGTCAGAGAGAGGGTAGTTGCCAGTCGTCAGACCAGTCGTAGAGAAGCTCTGGAAGGAGGCAGCTATACCCTGAGTAACCGTGGTAGACAGGTTGTACGTACCAGTACCACCAGTACCAGTACCAAGGCTAGTGATCGTAACAGTAGTGCTGCCACCAATAGGACCACCCCAAACACGGTCACCAACACGAATAACGCCGGTGTTGTCCATACTAGTAACCGTCAGAACAGTGCCAGAGGCAGTGGCCTTGAACTGGGTGCTGTCGATGTAAGTAGCAGTAGAAGCATCAACGATAAGGCCAAACGAAAGTTGGCCATTGCTAATGCTGGTTACGTTAAGAGTAGAGCCGGAAGCGGTACCAGTAAGAGTGCAACCAGTCTTGCAGACGCCGGGAAAGTCGGAAGGCAGAACAACGTCGATGTTGCCTGCATTGTAGGTGGCGCTGTCGATGGTGAGGTTATTTGCACCAGAGGTGCTATCACCCGGAATTTGATACCTGTCGCGGTCAGTACCATGGCCACGCCTAATCCAACAGCCCTGAGCATAGCCCTTAGGAGACAGAGTGGAGGCGTTACCACCAGCATAGAGGGCGTCAATATCGAGAGTGGCGGCGTAGTCGCCGTAGATACCTTCGAAATAGATAGTAGCGGACGAAGCCAGATACTGCCATTTATAACCGCCAGTGTTGATGTTGCGGCAGACAACGTTACGACCACCGCTAAGCTGGAAGGTATTCTGTGCCTGAGAGCCGAGGTTCCACTTGAAGTGATATCGACCATCAATATAAATGTCTTGCTTAGTCGAGGAGTCTAGGTTAACAATACGACCACCCGAAGAGGTGTCATCAAGAAGAGGTACACCATTCACACCCGGCTCAATCGGAGCCACGAGAACCGGAGGAGAGTGTCTATGCTTGGAAGTAGTCAGCCATTCCGGCGTAGTGCCACTGACCTTGAAGAAAGGAGTAAGGAGTTCACCGTTCGAGCCAATGCTGGCCCCGCCCTTAAAAACGATTTGACTCGACCAAGTAGTAATCATTTCTTATCCTTAGCAGAAGAGAGTACCGGAGGCCCCACCAGCAAGAGTAACAGTGCCGCCATTAAAGTCGGGATGATAGGCCGGAAGAGGGGTGTAACCGCCAGCAGTAAGAGGGACAGCATTTACATAGACTGTACCACTACGTCCAGTAATAGTCAGTGTGCCAGCAGTAACAGCAAGGAAGCCAGAGATAATGTTACCAGTAATATTGAAGGTACCATTAACGCCCATAGCCTGAGGAGTATAGGATTCTTGAACCCGCATCTTATTTCCTTAAAATAAAAGGGGTGGATACCGAAATACCCACCCCTGAAAAGAATTACTGACCGGTGAAGCGGATGGCTCGACGACGATCACGGACGTTAGCCGAGAGCGCGACGTCAAAGCGGACATCGTGAGTACCAGTTGCGAAGTTCGAGTTCTTCCACATACGGACCGACAGCGGCACCTTGGTCAGCGACTTGCGCATACCAATACCGGTTGCAGGCATGATGAGGTCGGCAGTGTTAACCTGCACAGCGTCCTTCTGCATGAGCAGGCGGGGCTTGTAAGCAGTGTTAGCAGTACCAAGCCAAGTCACCACAGCGCCGTTAGCCGGAGCAGCCGTCACAGTGGCATGAGCCGTATTGACGTTGATGTCACCACCAGTACCCGAGCCCGGGACGATAATCGCCGGGAAGATACGAACAGTGGCAGCACCAGCACCGTCAGCCGTGAAGTCACCCACAACGCGGAACTGCTGCAGACGACCCAGCGAGGCACCCAGACGGTTATCGTAGGCGTTCACACCAGCAATGGTGAAGACTTCGCCGTCCTTAACCGTACCAGCAGCACCAAGGCCAGCCAGCACAATCGTCTGAGTCATGTACTGACCCGGAGCACCCGAGACAGCCACAGCCTTGTAGTTCACGTTCTGCGAGGCACCATTGACAGTACCGTTGGTACGAGTACCCAGAGTGAACGTCGGGAGCTGCTGAGTAAACAGCGTCGGGATACCCGAAACTTCACCCGAGAAGCCCTTGCGGTAGATGCCCGAGGCGATACCATCAAGCGACGGCAGCGAAATAACGTTGCTCGCCAGCGCGGCTTGGTCACCATAGGTAAGAACGGCACGGAGGTCGGAGTCGTCAGCACCCTCTTCCTTCAGGCGGACATAGGCCGCAGTGAAGTCGTCGAGGCTGTCCACGGCGTTAGCCGGAGTACCCACCCAGTTGTTCGGGGCAAGCGTGGCGGTCTTAAGAATGTAGGCGTCGATGGCTTCGGCAAGACGGGTCGCAGCATTCTGGATGGCCACGCTTTCACGGGCTTCACCAATGTCACGAATCTTAACGAAGTCGGACCAGCCCATGCTAGACCCAAACACCTGATCCACCTTGAACTGTTCCGAACCGAACACGCTATCCTGCGTACCAGTCGAAAGGTCCTGCACACCACTCGTGGTCTGAGTGACGGCATAGCGGGGACCGACCTGTTCCACAACAGTCAGACCGTTGCGGTCATTCATTTCGGTGTCATACTTGTGCCAAGTCACGAGGTCCTTAGCAATGAGGTTATTCTGGAAAGTAGCAGCAAAGGCATTGAGGACGAGCTTTGCCTGATCTACAGTAACTGCGGGCATTTAATTGATCCTTGTACTATCGCTTTCGTTTGAAGAATTTTTGTTCGAAAGCGTCAAGATCATCAGTGTCATCAGGAATATCAATCGCCGGTGCAGAGCCTTTATTAAGGGATGCCGGGGGCGGCGGAGCTGACGAAACCTTGATCTTATTGGTTTTCTCTTCTGACGCCAAGGCATGACGTGCCTCGATGCGTCCTAGTGCGACGGCTGCAGAGACGGGGTCCATCTTAAAGATGCGAGCCGCTTCAGCAGGGTTCGAACCAAGTTCGTAGAGAACATCAGGACCATATTCCATCTTAGAAAGAGCAGCAGCAAGGGCATCACCTACTTCGTTAGGTACGCTAGCAGCGACCTGACTCAGTGCCTGAACCTTATCCTGAAAATCAGGAAGACGGTCCTTAACGGCTTCAACCTTGGCAGCCCATTCCTGTGCCTGTGCCTGCTCTGCTCGTGCCTTCTCCTGCTTGGCTCGTTCTGCTTCCTGATTAGACAGGAAATCATTGAGCTTCTGCTGGACAATGGCCTCAGAGAGGTCAGCCACATAAGCCGGGTCAAACTCTCCGAGAGGGTACTTAGGAGTACCATCAGGATTGGTTGCATCCGGGCTGACTGGAACTGGAACCTTAGTAACTACGGGATCGGGGGTAGGTTCGGGCTTCCCGATCTTCTTAAGTGCTTCTTCAAGCAGTCGCTGAGTTTCATCGCGTTGACGCTCTGCTTCTCGGCGGGCTGCCGTAATCTCGTCGAGACGCTCCTGATAACGACTCTTCTTAGGCTTCTCTTCAGGAATCTCTTCCTCTTCGAAGTCTTCGGGTTCAATATCTTCAGGAGTTGCGGGTTCGACTTCCCGAGTTGCCTCTTCTTCCTGAGGCGGGGCTTCGGTGACCTCTCCCTGTGCTGGCTGAGTTTGGCCGAACATCAGCGATTCAAAGGCATCAAGGTCATCAGTATCTGGAGCAATTTCATTAGTCTGTAGAGTCAAGGTTAACGGTCCTTTGCCGAAGTACTACTTATTGCGCATTTCCTCCGGGAGAAGCAGTAGCTCCCGGCTGCGAAGTAGGCTGACTCAACTTCTCTAGTTCTACGCTGTGATCAAGAACATGCTTGATCGCTTGTAGTTCGAGGGTGTTGCCATCAACCTGATTGTCCGACAGTGCCTTGATTCGCTGCGACTCGGCATTGTACATATCAATGCGAAGCTTAGCGAGTTCCAAAGTCTTATCGGTCTTGAGTTGCTGATTCTCCTGCATCAGAGCCTGCACTTCCATCTGGATTTGCTGCATCTGTTCAGGGGTAAGAGCTTGCTGTCCGCCCTCTTCCTGATCAAGGAACTGAGGCGGAATAGTCTTCTTGAGTCGCTCAGCCAGCTTGTCTGCTCCCGGCCAATCCTGTGCCTTAGCGATGATATCACCGGCAACCTGAATAAGCTGAGGCCAGACC